AGGGGATTTTTGGGATAAAGGGGAATCAAACTAAACAGGGGAGTGGAGCGGGTGATGGGAATCAAATAACAAATATAACAACTTGATTTATCGCAAGTATTTCAAAACACAACCATAAATAACAGATAACTAACACATTAACCATGCTCACCCTTTATTTATCAATGAGTTATTAAGATTTAATCGCTCATTGCCGCTAGGCTAGTCAGGGTTGCGGTGCGGTAGCTCCTCACCCTGTGCGATAGTCTATTCAGGATAGTGCGCGTCAAGGGTGAAATGCACGGCTTGCGCCGCCCTTGACTCGCTCAAGAAACCACGCTGCACGAATACAAGTGACTTACCCCGAATGGAAGTGAGTTCCACCCAAATGCATTTTAGGTTAACTGGTTGGGCAGAAACGCAAAGAACCGGAACGTGTCCGGCTCTGTTTGAGAGGGTGCAAAACGGAAAGGGATTGCTTTTGCTTGCGGCTTTTGTGTCGCTTGTTGCGTCTCGCTGGTTTTGGTTGCCGCGCTGCGTCGCTGGTCGCTCCTTGCTTGCGCCCGTCACGCGCTCACTTCACGCGCTCACGACTTGCGGTGCGCCGCTAGGAGGCTTGACGAACCATGCTATCGAAAATGGCTTTGTGCTCTTTGATGCAGAACACTTGCCCACAGTTGGTTTTCTGGAAGTGCGTGCCGCAAGCCGGACAGATTGCCACTTCACCGAATTTTGTATCCTTAGCGGTTTGCTTCAGTGCCATTAATTCCGCTACGGATAAGCCAACATAAGCCGCCCTGCCCATTGGTTGTGGGATGGGTTTGGATGCACTTTGCTGTGATCTGCTGGCAGAGGGTGCAAATCCGAAGGGGACTTTCTGGCTTTGCTCAAATGCCGCCATTGTGTGGCGATTGTGTTGCATGTTTGGCATTGGGGAATAATGCGCGGTAGCAGTTTTGCCAAAATCAGCGGTAAAGCCCACCGGACGACGCACTTCACCCGCTTCTCGGAGTTTATCCATGTCGAGTATTGACGTGTCGGTGAAGTCATCCAAGGCGTGAACCTTACCCGTGCCGGTCACGTAATGGGTTTGAAGGTCAATCAGGGAGTTTTCCAAGTAGGCGAGGTATTTTTCTTTCTGGCGCATGACCAGCACCAAGAGCGCGTGGGATATTTCAAAGATGATGGATACCATCGTCGCCACCAACATGACACCCGTGGAAATGCTCACGCCGAATACATCCCGCGCCATTTTGTACACTGGCTTGAAGTTGTCTTCTTTCATGGTTGAAGCGGCTTTGGTTTTGGCTTGAATTGCCGCGACACTGGCTTGTGCGCTGGCTGCACTGGCGGACTGCATCGAAGCCTTGAGGCTTGCCACTGTCGCCTGAGTACCATCACAGTGTTTTTCCTTACCTTCCGCCAACCTTGCCCGACATTGGGATAATTTCGCTTCAGCTTTCGCGAGTTGCGCCGCCATGCCGGAATTGTCGATAGTCGCCGCACCTGTACCCATCACCGCTTGAAAGGTTGCGCTACTCTCTGCACCTGCATGGGCAATGTGTTGCTGTTGCCCGCTGGAACTGATTGCCTCATAAGTCACACCCGCCAACATCAGGAATAGCACGATCACATAAGCCCACATCAAGCGCACATCGTACAAAGCAATGTGGTTGTACATGATGGATTTAATCCGCGCCATTGAATACGGCAAGGTCACGCTTAACACCGAAAACACCGGTAAGGCGATGGTTTCCGTCCTGTTCTTATCCAACCAAGAGGCAAAGCCCCACAGGTCGGCAACGTACAGCCCCCACACGAACACGAAGTACACCAAGAACGTACCGACAAATGCACTCCGTTCCGTCCAATGCGTGCCATTCAGTTCCGTTTTCACCCGCGTGATCTTCTTATAGGTTTGCTCAATAACCTTGTGTAAGCGGTATGCACCCGCCACCCCTTTAGCGTCTGGCGTAGTGGCTTCAGGGATTAACTTGTCGCTATTGTCCATGTTCGCCACCTCACAGCAGTTGAATTAAGCCAAGATTGCCGAACGCGCACACAATCGCGTACCACGACCATTTTTCAGGCAATACCGTCACCAGCAAGGTGAAAAAGATGCTAATGAACGTCCAGCCAATCGCGGGAATAGCCGTCCACACATCAAAGCGCAAATACTGGTAAGTGGTGTAAGCAATAAACAACGTCATGCCCGCGTTGATGGTAAAAGCAATCACGATGTACACCACCTTAAAGTCGATACGCGCAAACATCGCTGCGAAGTGTTCCGCGACGGTTGCAGGTTGGTGAATAGGCAGATTAGCGTTAGAATGGTTTTTCATTTTCAGCCCTTTGATTAGATGGAAGTGAACCGCCTGTACCAACTGCGAATTGATACAGGCTTTTTTTTGGCTGGCGTTTAAGCTGCTGCTTTCATGGCTGGCTCTGAGCCGTTGCGCTTGCTGATGATATTTTGATGCTTCTTATTGAGCTTCTCGAATGCCGCGCCATCGTGCGCCAATACGTCGTAATAAATCGGTGCTGCGGTCAATGCGTGTGGCTGCATGTTGGGTGTGAGTTCCACCACCGCGTTAACGTTGGCGTACATGCGTTTGCCGCCATCCTTTGAATCAGCTAAGCGGTGAATGATTTCCACTTTGGCGGATTTGCCCAACAGCACACGCAATTCCTGACCTTCTGCCAGTGGCTTGCCCGCGTTCAGGGACAAGATGCGGGAATACAATTTGCTGTCAGGGTTGTAGCTCAGGCTGCATTCTTCCACCACGGTATGCACTTCCCCGCTGTTTTTATCCAGAATCTCCCAGCCCAAACCAACGTATTCAAGTACCTTGGTTTCTTCGGTTTCGCCGTTTTTCACCGTGCGGGTGTGTTCGCCCAAAAATGCCAGCGATACCAAGGCAGCAGCAAAAGTGCCGGAAGGCGCAAGGCTGAATGCGCTACGTTCTACGATCTGGAATACGCGGGAATTGGTTTTAGTGGTTTGGTTAGTCATTGTTTAGTACCTCAGTGCGTTAGTTGGCTTCTTTGCCGTTGGTTGGTTGGGTTTCGTTGTCTTTCAGTTGGCGTAAGGTGTGATTGATTTCAGCATTCACCGAGCGCGAATTTTTCTTCGCGTGATCTTTTACCCACGCTTTCACGTCATCCGCCAAACGGAGTGGGTAGGAACTGCGGTTATCTTTTGCCATCTTTCTGGTTTCCTCTGGGTGTTTTCTGGATTCATTTTATCTTAGGGGGTGACATCACGAGGTGTCAACTGGAAACCTGATAATTTTGCGTTTTTGGATGCCAGTTTGATAACATCTGGTTTCCACTATTTGCAGGAATAACACCATGCCTTACGTTGATACGCGCCCGTCTGCCTACCCATTACGCTTAGAGCCAGCGTTACGCGCCAAAATAGATGCCATCGCCAAAGCTAACGGCAGGTCAGTTAACACAGAGATTGCGATACGTTTGGAAGCCAGTTTAAAGGCGGATGAACAAGGCGAGGCGGTGGATGATCTTGAAAGCACCATACGCCGTATTGCTTATGAGGTAGCCATGCAGGTGGTTAGCGAGGCGTTACCGAAAAAGAAAAAGCCGCAATAGCGCGGCTTATTTCGTTTGGTGTGTAGTCAGATGTGATTAGGCGGCTATGCCCTTTAGCGTGAACTCGGTGTGAATCTCAGCGAATGGGGAATATACCCGCCCTTCGGCATCACGTTCTAATAAACCCATGTCCAACAATTTCGCCACGTCGGTATGGACGTTTTTCACATCGCGCCCTAAACGTTTGGCAAGTTCCCGAATGCTCATGGGTTCGGTGTTTTGTAGGCGGTTGAGCACATCCCAACGCTTTGGGGTAATGCTGGTAAATAATGCTGCTGGCGTTTCAAAGGTGAACACTTCCCCCTGATATTCACCCGTTTCTAAAGCAGTGGTAAACGCCGCGCCCATGTCCAGTAAATCGGCTTCTAAGTTGGGTTCAATGCGAATAGTAGCGTATCTCATGGCTTACCCCGTTCTTGCATAATATCCGTGACAAAATCACGCCAGACCTGTTCTGGTGTGGTGAAGGTGTAAGGCGTTTCGGTAGCGTAATAATGCTTGTGGTCGCCTTTGCCGCGTTCATTGTCATAACCGATCACACGTTGTCCGGCATAGCCATAGAACAAACGGTATTTGAACAAATGGCTTGAGCCTTCTACCGCTTTCGGCAGTCGCCACGCCACACCCTCAATAATTGCGCCGTCGGCTAATTCACGCCGCCGTCGGTAGATCAATTTCGCCTTATCCATGTTGGTGAGTATACCAACGCTTTGCGTGGTGTCTAGTGGGTTAGTTTAGGGTTAGGTTAACGTTTCAGGAGGTTGCTGGATTTCGTGGGAAGTTATTCCAACAAGTCCAAGGGGCGATAAATCGCCCTGCGAAGATTCCGCCGTTGGCGGTGGTGTGAACATCACAATGCCCGCTTTATCCGCCAGTCGGGTGAGTTTGCCTTGCTGTTTGGCTTGATCAATGACCGATTGAATGTCATCCCCAAAGGTCACGGGTAACGCGCTTTTTGGGGTATCGGATTCACGCAAGTAGCGGTCAATCAGCAATTGCTTAAGCGAACCCACATTCAGCAAGTACCAGTCTTTGAGGCGGGTTTGCTTTTCAATGCCTTCCACCAATAAGCCACGGATTTGCTCAATCACTTCACCGTATTGGTTCAGGGCAACGTGACCATGAACCGGATGGACAACACCGCTTTCAGCATCCCGCTTTTCTTTGCGCATCATGCGGATAGGTCGTTGACGTGCGCCACAAGTCGCGCCACCATTGATTTCGGTGAAGGCTTTCCAGTCGCTTGCCTTAGCCGCAAGGCGTGCGGATTCCAGCAAGGTGTTAGCCTGCACGTCGTTAATTCTGCGAAGTTCGCGCCATGCCATCACGCTAGGGGTATTCCAAAAGGCATACTGGCGTAAGCCCCACACCGATTTTCGTGCCATCAGGTTCATGATGGTTTCATCGGATTTCGCGCCCGCTTGAAGGTCTTCCCAATCCGCGCCGGTCAAGCCCTTGGTGATGTACTTCACCATGTAGGACACCATGCCTTTAGCGGAAGTCATGATCTTGAAGTTGAGGCGACGCACATCAGCACCTTTTTCAGTCGCGTCTTTTGCCTGACCGAATTGGCACACATTGCGCTGCTTCAGGCGGTCGGTGTATGCCCCGCGTAAGGCTTTGTTGTAGAAGATTTCAGTAGCGCGTAATGCATCACTGGCTTGCACCCAAATGGCGTAATGGTAGTGGGATACGCCATCGTGATGCGATTCATCCATGCGGAATCCAAAACCCTGAATGGGCTGAATGTGTTTGGTTTTACGCTTCCATGCGGTTTGCGTTAACTTCCACGTTTCTTGCAACCAGTCGCGGGCATCGGCTGGCGTGGTAGCTTTGTCGTAACGCGGGTTTAGGGTGATCTTGTTGGGTTTGGTGCTGTAACGGTGAAAACGGCTCGGTGTGGTCAGGGTGAAGCAAATCCCCACCATGCCACTACAGTCCGCCAAGGTGGACAGGTGGTGAACATCGGTCAATGCACCACCTTTGCCCATTTTCAGGGTATCGGGTAACAGGGCAATACTGTCATCACTCAAGTAGTTGTCTTCAGCAAGCGCAGACATGCCATTGACGCGCACCATGAATTCCGCAAACTGGATAAACGCTGCCGTGTGTTGATGGTCGGCACTATCCATGCTGATTTCGTCGCCGTCATTGGAAAGCAATACCGCCTGTTTACGCCATGCCGCTAAGGACAATTGCCGATCTTGATAAGCTTCCACGGCTTCTGACGACACATAAGGGGAAATGCCTTTGCAAACATGCCCCGCGCGGATTTGTACCGCTTCCGCATCACGTCGGAATTTCTTGGTCAGTTGTCTTTCCCACCAATCCGCACTACACAGACGTTTTGTCACCGCCTCACGCGAATTTTTCTTGGTTGGGTCTTGGTTGCGGGATTCTTTTGGGAAGCGCGGGACTTTCACACCCTGCGAACGCGCCCAATGTGCCGCAACATCCAAGCCAAACAATTGCACCTGAAGGCTGGCAATTTGCGCATTGTGTTCGTGCGCTACCAAACGCTTACGACTGCACCCCGCGAATAAATCCACCGCGCTCAGTAGGTAGTTGTTTGCTTTGCGCCGTCCTACAATTGGCACTGAGCCAGACGCAAGCAATGCCTGATACTCAGCTTTGATACCCGCGTGGAATTCTTCAGGGATTTTCGCATATTGTTCCGCCACCCATGCCGTAACCACAGGTTCAACGCGCCCGTTGTAATTTGGGGACGGCTGCATATCGCTGGTATCCAGTTTACAACTCAGGTCTGGAACTGGCTTTTTGTAAACCACCGCAGGAGAGTGGTGTGTAAACACCACGCTCATAAGCTTACCCCACGATGATTGGCATCCAAGACGTTACGCATAATCCACCGCACCCACGCCGCTGCCACATAAGCGCAAGGGTTAGCGGGATTGGTTAACTGTTTGCGCCGTTGGATTTCTTGATCGACTAACGCCACACGATCACCAAACGGTAACAGGCTCACGGCTGCCATGCGGTTATGGGGTTGGCTCATGCTTTGCCCCCTTTGTATTTGCCATCGATAAAGGCTTGAATGTCGGATAATCGCCAGCGGCTGGAAGCCAAGGTGAGTTTTAGCGGACGGGGGAACGTGCCTTCGCGGATTAGCTTGTAAATCGTGGTGCGCCCAAAGCTCACCTTTTTTTCAACGTCGCGGAATCTCAACAAACGTTCTTCCGGTTGCACCATGATAATTTGCACCGGAACTTGCGAAGGAACGACTGGCGGTTGCGCCACTGGCGGCATGAGTGTCGCCAATGACGGACAGCGTTTTTTACGGCGTGGTAACAAGCTCATACTGCACCGCCTTGCTGATCTTGTTTGCCGATGTCCAGCCACAGGGCTTGTGCAGCGTCGTCTAGCATCCCCACCCGATCTATGATGACCTCAACCAACGCGGGCAAGTCACCCAAATCAACGCGGTATTTGCATTCTTTTGGCTGTTCTTCTGCTCGGTAAATCGCGGCATTTAACGCCAACAGCAATGAGCGGATTTCGACACAGTGATGGGACAAGTTCATGGCTTTGTCGCGGTAGCTCATGCTGCACCGCCTTGTGCGTCCAGCGCGTCATACACGCGGAAACGTAGGGAGTCGACATCACGGGTTAACTTGGTGGCGAGGGTGCGGATTTTGGCAGGCGTGGATTTGCTGGCTTGTGCCATTGACCAAAGCGTATCGGTCAGGGTGTACAAATCTTCGAGACTGTCAAAAATTTCGTGGAGGGATAAAGAAGGCTTGCACGGGACTTGTGCAGGGATTAAGCGCAAGGGTTGCGCGTGCGGTTTTTGGGCGTGATTGCCCAAGGCGGCTTTAGCGGTCATTTCATTGACTCCAGAATAAAATTCAAAGATTGGGCAAAGTTGCCGGGTACTCTTTTCGTCTTTCTGGAAAACGACGCGCTTATTTCGGTTTGCACCGTCTTGTAGTCCACGCATACCCGACTGTAAGCCGTCGTATGTTGATTCTACAGACTTAGCGTTACCGCCTGCTATGCGACGGTGTTGCCGCCAGAAACTAGGAAAAGAGTCCTGCTTTTTTGCATTGTGTCGTGGTTGTTCACCACGGTGCACGCTGGAATCATAATGGTTTAATTGGATGTTACGCAATTCGGAAAAACCGAACGATAAAGCGCGTTTGTATTGAAAAAACCGAAGTATTGGCATAGCATTGTCTCCGTTACATTAGTTCCAAAGCCCGATTACCCTGCAAGGTGTCGGGCTTTTTTTTGCCCTGTTGTCGAGCTACGGAGACACTCTACTGACTGGCAAACCGAAAAAGCCACGGGGTTTCTACCCTAATTTTCAGAGCGCAACCCCTTAGTTCATATCTTTCAAATAGTTATTTTTTCCTTTTAAGCCATTCTTGCACTGTTTTATCAGTAATACCTTCAAGTTCTGGATAGACCATACCCACCAATGCAGCTATTACCGTGTTTGGATTTTGTTTCAACTTAAAGATGTGTCGCATAACATTAGCCATACGCCGTGAAAAAATCATTGCTCCAACCCTATTTGAAAGCTCATGCCCTTTTGTCATTCCTGTTTTTGAAGCCTCTTTTTTGAAACTTGAAATCTCTTGAATATAACTTTTAAGCGACACAAGAAAATCATTTACCCCTAAATTAGTAGGGTGCTTAACTTTATTTTCGATGCACCATTTATAAGTTAGTCTCGAAACTTTCCTATCTGACCACATTTCTTTTGATGCACCTAGGAAGTGTGTTACCTCTGGAATTTTTGGCATAACGTCATCGTATAATAAACCCTCTAGCTTTTCGATAGCCCCGACAATGGCATTCACCTTATCCTTTCTGTCCTCAGAACAAATAACATCCCATCTATTAATTTTAGATTCCCATTTTATTATTAATCCAAGTTCATCTAGCATGAAAAATGCTGAATATACATCATGATCATAAAACTTGAGTAGCCAGTTAAAAACCGTTTCTAAACCTTTAAAGTTTTCGTGATAAAAGAAGTACGGAGCATTTTCTTTTATACTCTGACTATGATATAGCCATACACCTTCCGTTATATCCCCAATATCACTAACACCTAAATAGTCTTTTATTTTTAACTCGTGCTTGTGATATGCCACATCTTGTTCCATACTTAGCTTTCCTGTTCGATTGTCAGAATGTCCATACAGGTAAACCAAAAGGGAAAGCGGCTAACTTTCCCTTTTTTTATGCCTGCAATCTGGATGATATGCCCAACACGCAAGCAAAAAAAAGCCGGAACGTGTCCGGCTAAGGTCTTTCTATGCAACCATTTGAAATCTAACGCCAGCCGCGCAAGCCTTCACCTTCCATGCCTGTGAACAAAGGTCGTACTTTGTAGCCGTCGGCAGGGATTTGTTTGTTTAACTCGATAATTTCCGCTTCTTTGGCTGCCAGCATGTCCGTGTACTGGGTTTTCCATGCGTCACGTTCAGCACGGATGCTGTTAATTTCTTTGGTGAAGTAGTCGAACATTTGTTTGAAATGTTCGGGTTGGTTTTCACCTGTCATTAGTTTTGGCGGTTCATTAATCGCGCATTCGGCAGGGTCGGAAAAGATGGATTCTGCACGCTCACTGGTGCTGAATTTCATGATACCTGTACCTAATGAGGCGGGTGAGTCCGTGACACCTAAGCCCATTAAATACGCGCCGTTGGTATTGGGCATATTCGGGTGCATTTCAATGGATAGATGCACCTTTTGACCACTACGCACCATTGTGACTAAATCGGGGTGCGGCTCTAATTTAACGTATAATGCCATTTTGCCATTGAGTGCGCCGCCCTTAATGGGTTCGGCTTTTACTTCAACCACATCACCCAAAGCTTTAAACAAACCATCTGGCAATGTACCACGCAAGTGTTCAGTCCAAACACGAGCGTTATACACGTCTTGACTATAACTTTCCGCCATTTGCTGGATTTGTTGTGCAGTGATTTCGCGTCCATCTGCGGTTTTGCCTTCTACTGCGGCACGAATAAAATCAGTTGTTAATTTCATGGTTTAAAATCCTGTTGTTAAGCCGCTAGACCGTGAATACGCCGTTGTTTGAATTGCTCAATATCGTGTTTGCAAAAGCGGAAAGCTTTATGTTTTCCGGCTTGAATGCAAAGGTAGGGCAATTCGTTAGGGTATAACGCTGCGTATTTGGTCATGGTCGGGGATGATATGCCCAATACTTTAGCGGCTTGACGGGTTGGCATATCAAAGTTTTTCAATGTCGCTTTGTTTACGTCCATTACTTTGCCTGCTTTGAGTTTCTTTAAGTGACCTCTCACGCCAATATTGCCGCGCAAGGTTTGTGCTTGTCCCAGTAGGTGAATGGCTTGTTCGGGGTCACTGTTGGCTAACGCTAAACCACGCGCTTTACAGAGTTTCGCGCTAATGCCGTCGCACATATCCAAACCCGTGACCAACCCCGCCAGCTTTTGCAGGTCGGGTAGGTAATCCACAGGGTTTTGTGCCAGCACGGTATTGCACACGGTTTCGGTAATGGCTTCTGGCAGGGAACGGCTAAAGGTTTCAGGGGCAGTCATGCCTTTACCTAGTGCGTATGCCAGCCAGTGTATGGCGTTGCTGATGTCGCCCACGTCTGCCGACCACACGGTACACCAAACTAACACCGTGTCTTGACCGTTACGGCTATGCTTACCTGATAGCAGGCTCTCACAGTAAGCACGGTATTCGTTAAGCACTTCGCGTTTGACGGCTAAACGTCGCCCTTGGCTGCGAATGCTCGACAGCCGTTTTAGGTCAGCGGTGAGCTTGTGCAAGTGCGCCCGATAATGCGCACCTTCACGCGCTGGATTGACGGGGTTAGGGCAAGCGGTTTGCCCTGTTTCCGCCTTGGCTGTGTGTTGCATGGCGGGTGACAGCATGACTTACACCCACTGCCCCGCCTCATTTTTCATGAGGATTGCACCGTCACGCACCCCCGCAAACTTGCCGTAATCTTCCACGGCATACGCGACGTTTTCAGAGATGTATTCTTCCACTCGGTCACGTTTGGGGTTGTCCAAGATAGTGCGCCGTAATGAACCGACTTGATGATAAACACTGAGGTTGTCGTAAGAGGTCACGATCACAGAACGCTTAGGCAGGTAAGGCGGCATGATGCACGGTAAACCCGCGACGGTTTTGGATGCAAACCACGTTTGTAACGCATTGCGTTCGGTCGGTAACGCGCTGTTATTCAACAGGGTTAAACCATGATGCACCCACACTTCGCGCCCAACCATTACCACAAGGTCAGCAGCGTCTTGATGCCACGGGTCTAACAGGTTCATCATCATGTCAAACACCAAAGCGTCCAAGGTGTTGTAATGCCCGCCCTCACCGATTTTGTAGGTGTCGTTGGTTGCTGTACCGCCCGAAGCGTAACCCATAAACCGCTTACTAGGTTGTTTCTTTCTGACTTTTGTAATCCAGCCTTCGTTCACATCTTCAAGCAAGGGATTAGCCGCAAGGTCGGTTTTTTTCGCCACGGATTCACCACGCCAGCCGACCATAATCGTGTCACGGGCAATCTGCTTACTGATTTGTCCTGCATAGATTGCGCCAAAGTTGCCAAGGTGCGCCCACGAATCCATGAGGCTGTATTTCAAGTGCGTGTCAAAGTTGGTTTGTGTACACACATACTTGTCATCGTCTAACTCGCCAAGGTAACGGGTTTGGCGTTCTTCGTCGTCAGTATCCACGCGGGAGGCAATGGGCTTACTAACCCCTAAGCCGATCTTGTCACCCAATTGCGCAGTGACAGGGATTTGATTAATTTTTTTCAAGAAGTCGGTTTGTTCACCTAACGCGGTGTGTAGTGACTGTTGGATTTCAGGAGCGATATTGAACGCTTCGTTCGTTACAGCTTGCAGGCGATTGGCTTGCGCCACTTCTGCTTTGTAACGGTTGAAGCTAATGCGGGTATTGTCTTGCATAGCTTATTCCATGTACCGGATTAGTAAAACGTCATCACGACGTGCTTGTGTTGGGACACGCTCACACATTAAATATTTTTATTATTCTTTGCAAGTAGTTAGCCATGCAGCACAACAGCAACCGCGCCTACTTCGCAGGTAAATCGTGTCAGGGCGGGGGGACTTCGTTGTAACTGCACTGCACTAATCCAATGCACTAAAAACCGCCCTAAGGCGCATTCCAGCAAGGTTTTCAAAAAAGGCAAATGCACGAATTCGTGCACTTTAGTGCATTTTCGTGCAGTTGAAACCGTGAATAATTTTTTTCACACAAAAAGCCGGAACGTGTCCGGCTTAGTGTTGGTGATGCAGTGGTTAAGCGGCGTGTGTATTGCCGTGATTCGGCATGATAGCGAAACGAAACCCAAGACCATGCATGATCATGGACACGGTGTCGTAATGGGGATTGCCTTGTTCTGATAACGTTTTATAGAGGCTTTCACGGTTTAAGCCAGTAATCTCTGCCAACTTCGCTATGCCACCTTTCGCGATTGCAACGTTACGCATTGCCAGCAACAATACGCGATTATCACCATCTTCAATCGCTGCGTTTAAGTATTCGATAATGTCTTCATCAGTTTTGAGGTAGTCGCTACTATTGTAAGGTACTGTTGCCATTTTTTCCCACCTTGTAATCTTTCCAATACTGGATAGCTTGTTTTATATCAGCCTGTTGACTGCCTTTGTCACCGCCACACAAGAGAATGACAAGCTCTTGCCCATGCCTACCATAGTAAATGCGGTATCCTGCTCCAACATCTACACGCAACTCACACACGCCGTCACCAACGGGTTTCCAGTCACCAAGAAGACCAAGTGTTAGGCGATCTAGCCTAATGCTGATACGCGCCCGCGCCCTGACATCCCGCAACTTTGCAAGCCAATCGTCTAACGGAATTTTCCCATCCGGTGTTTGGTACTTTGTTACTTCCATAATGCTTAAGTGTAGCTCATGGGCTACATACTATCCACTAGTGAACCGCTCAAACTTTCTGCTTTGCGGCGAGGATGCGCCCCGCGTGTTCGCGTTCTAACTGGACAATCACGCCGCTTTCTGTGCCTTCGAGGTTGTAACGCACACCGCCCGCGCCAATGTTTTGCAAGTAGCGGGTGTTGTGGGTGTGGTAGTGCAAGAGTTTCTGAACCACGCGCTTACTGGCAGATAGTTGCAGGTCGTTAACGTGCTTGAAGATTTGCTTTTCAATGCCAAGGGCAAGCGGTTGGTAATGCAGCCAGACCATGAAGTTATTCAGCGAGTCATTGAGTTCTTTGGCACGCAGTTCGCTAGGTGGTGTTTTCTTGGGTTTGGGTGGTTGGCGTTTGCGGTTGGGTTTGGGCTTTTTCTGTTTGGGTTGCTTGGGTTTGATTGTTCCGGCTTTCTGTACACCCGTGAGTTCTTCACGCCGAATGATGCGTTTCGCCCCACGTTGCAAGGTTGGTGTGGGTGTGGCGGCTGGAGTCACGGCTAGAGTGGCGGCTGGAGTCGCTGGCGTATTGGTCGGTGTTGCCGTGCGCTTGAGCGTTAGGGTTTTCTTGGGTGCATCAGGGTTGCCCGTGTTAGCCGGTGCGCTGGCGGGTGTTGGTGTCGTTGGTGGTGGTGCGCCGGTCGCGCTGGTCGGTGTTGCCGTGATGGTCGGCTTGCGTTTGATGGTTAGGGTTTTCTTGGGTGTGTCGCTCATGGTGTACTCGCTCAAGTCGGGCAAGGTTTCCCCTAATGCGCTGGCGTTAGGGTGTTGTATGGTTGATTAGTGTAACAGGTTTCAAGGTTGCGCCCGCGTGAAGTTGCCGACGATAACTTTACCACGCCCTTGTTGTTCATCAAGGAAATCAGCCCACCATTGCATGAGTTCAATACGTTGCGGCAGGTAGTGCGCCATGTAGTTGTACGCGCCTGCTACTTTGTTACGTTCAGCATGAGCAAGTTGCTTTTCAATGATGTGCGGTTCAAAGCCGCTATCGTGGAGGATACTGGAAGCCAAGGCGCGGAAGCCGTGAATGGTGGTTTTGTCTTTCCAGCCCGTATGCCGCAGCACACTGAGTAAGGCATTTTGGCTTAGTGCTTTGTTGGGGTGATAGGTGTAGAAGATCAAGCGCGAGTCGCCCGTGAAAACGCGCAATGCTGCCAACAGCGTCAGGGCTTGCCGCGATAGTGGGATAATGTGCGCTTCTCCCATCTTCATGTGTGCGGCTGGAATGTTCCATAAGCCGTTATCCCAATCAATTTCTGACCATTCCGCCAGTCTGATTGAACCCGTCCGCGCAAAGGTGAGTAAGGCAAATTGCACCGCCCGCCGCATGATTTCGGAACGGTAGGCGGCTAAGTCTTTCAGGAAGCGGGGTAAGTCTTCACGGCTCAAGGCGTTGAAATGTTTCCCGCTGGCTTTGGCTTTCATGGCGACACTGAGATCAGGCACAGGGTTGTATTTCACCCTACCCGTTGCGACAGCGTAACGCATGACCGCGCCCAGTCGTTGCTTAACTTTCAGGGCTTTATCCAGTGCGCCACGCCCCTCTAAACGCCGAATGACTTGCAGGAAATCGAGTGCATCAAGGCTGGCAAGCTGGCGTGAACCAATAAAGGGCAAAATATCCTTTTCCAGACAGCGGAATACTTGCGCGGCATTCGCGGCAGTCCAGCGGTTTAACTGGTTGTCGTACCATTCCGTGGCAATGGCGTGGAAACTCACGCCCGATGCTTGGAGCTTTGCCCGCTGTTTTTGGGTGTTGGGGTCAATGCCTTGCTTGATCAACCCCTTGATTTCATACAGCACGGTTCTGGCTTGAATCAGGCTAATGTGTGGCGGTTTTTTGTTATCACGGAACTCACCAATGGTGTACACGGTTTGTTTTTTGGTCGTGGGATTGAGGTAACGATGCAGCCAATACTTACCGCCAAGGGGTCTCACTTCCAGTTGCAAGCCGTCACCAAAGGATAAACGGTACAGCTTTTCGCGGGGTTGCGCGTTCTTTGCCTGCATGTCCGTGCTGGCGTAATGTGTCGCTTTTTTGGTCATAAGGGATTCATACAGCTAGGTTTAACGCGGCTTGCAGGCTGGCTACTACATGCCGTACTACATTCAAAATGCACTTGAATGGCGAAACCTAACGTTACTACATGCCGCTACTACACGAAAAATTCAACCGCAAGCACATAACCGCGCACAACAAAACACACGAAAAACCTTGTAAGTAACGGTTTTAACAGGATTTTAGGGGATTTTTGGGATAAAGGGGAATCAAACTAAACAGGGGAGTGGAGCGGGTGATGGGAATC